GGCATCCCACGTCAGTTCGAATACTGTTTTTGCAGGCAGCACCACCAGCCGACCGTCTCTGTCGGCCTCGGCCAGCTCGCGCAGGCGGTCAAGACCGCCGCACTCATCGGCAAGAGCACGGCATTCCTCGCTGTATTTCGTTAATCTATCCATCAATTGCCTCCTTGTTTTTTCGCGCCGAAATAGTGCTTCCGCCGTGACCGGCGAAAGGCACCATTTCGGCGCTCGTCTGTTGGGTATACATAGTAGACAGACCGTGCGCCGGGTCTGACAGCTGAAAGCCTTGTGCGGCAATGGGAAGACCAAACAGACAACAGATGCGATATCATCAGCAGATCCATGTCTAAAATTCATGGTCATCTGTTTGGTGTCTTCACCCTAAAAAAGTTGCAGATTCAGCAGAAGCCGGAACACTTTTTTACCGTAGGGCTTTATAGCTAAGGTGAAAAACTGCGGCTATATCAATCCCAAAACGCTGTTCTTTCAAAGGTTCTCGTCTTTTTCGGCACATCAGATTTTTAAGCGTCAAAACCGGTGCAAAATCCGATATCAAGAACCGGACGAAAATGCGATATATTTGCCTGGAAGCTGCCTCGGCTCAAAGCGCCACTTTTTGGCGTCATCACCGATTTTCTGGAACAGTCTGGCCACCGCCAGCATCGGAGTGTCTTCGCAGATGTCAAACTGAAATTCCTTCCGGGAGCAGTTCCAGATGCCCCACTTGGCACCCGGTACGCCGCGTTGATATGTCTCACGTCTCATGGTGTATCTCCTTCGCTCCCTCAGTGGCTTCCCTCTCCGGCAATGGCATCCAGTTGTGCACCCGCGTTCGCAGCTTTTCAATTTCCTGCTGGAGTGCCGCAATGTGGTTGCTTTGGTTGGCGATCCGGTCGGCGGCCTCCCGCATGACCGTACAGCCATGGACACCGCAGTTGTGCTCATGGCCACATCCGCAGCAGGCCAGACTTCCGGTCTCGACCTTTAGCCGGTGCAGAGCATTTATGAGTTCATGATCTCTCATTGCTTGTCTCCTATTTCTTCCGGTAGGTGACCGGCTTGATCTCCGGATAGCGCCGCTCAAACGGATCCATGGGCTGGCGGTTTTTGTACACATCGGCCAGCCGCCGGTCCAAATGCACCTGCAGCACATCGGCGTCCGGATTTTTGTGATTCATGGCGCCCAGAAAATGTTTGTAATTTTCACGCCACAGGAGATCTAATTTTACGAGCCGGTCATAGCCCCAGCCAAATTCCTCGTGCAACGTAATTTGCAGGGTCTCCGCCATCAGCTCACAGGTGATCCGCTGGGCATCGTCGATCATTTTTTGCTGGATCGCAGCCTGCTTGGCGAGAAATCCAGATTGCTTACTCATGACTTTTCTCCTTCAGCTTTTCCCGGAAGTAGAGGTTTTCGACTGCATAGCGCTCCTCAAACGGGCGGATGTTCTCGCCGCAGGCCGCTCGCAGTGCCCGATCCATCTTCTCCTTGGTGTAGACGATTTCCGGATCGTCGGCGGCGTCATCAACGCACATCTGCGCATAGGCCATGAAGGTATCCAGGAACGCAGATTCAAAACGAGCGGTCATTTTGGGGCCGAAGTGAAACTCGTTGTGCAGTGCGATCAAGGCTACATCCAAGCACTGCTGCACCGTGAAGCCCTTGATCACATGATTGTCATGCTGAAGCTGCTGGATAGCTTTCTGGGCCTGCAGCAGCTGAACGTAAGTATTAGGTTTCGACATTTTTGATTGACCTCCCCCAGCCCTCCAGCAGCGCCCCCATTGCGCCGGCATCCAGATCCGAGAACTCGTCCTCGTCAATGCCGGCGATCAGGATCGGGCCGACAAAATCCACTCCGAAGATCCGGCAGTTGTGGGGAAGCCCCCGCAGGCGTCCATCTTCGTTGCAGATAATCACTGCGTCCGAGGCAATGGTCACCGTCTCAATGTAGCCTCCAACGGTGGCCTGCAGCTCTTCCATCGTGTTGGGGATGTCCCGCGGCTCCGGCGCGCAGCCGGGCGCTTTATAGATCACTTTCATTGGTTATCTCCTTTACAGCTTGCCCCTTGCGCGGAGCACAGCATATTTTCTCTGGGCCTGCTTCTTCCGCATGGCCCGACATTTCGGGCAGAAGATCTGTTCCTTCCGCTCCAGAAACTCCCCGCCGCACATACGGCAGTACTGCGGCTTGATCCGCCGGAACTCCGTGCAGCTGTCACAGTCCGTACACCCTGCGGCGCATCCACCGACATCGTCCCAGTTCTGACACATGAAACGCTGCCAGTACGGGTCATAGCCGAGGTCATTCATCCGCTTTCGCAGCAGCGCATCCAGAACTGAGAGATTCTTCCGCACCTCTGTCCGTGTCCGTGAGAGATTGAAGCCCTGCCGCACGGTCGGCTCCGGCGCGCCGAAGCCCCACGGCCCGTCCTTCAGCATGGTGCGGATCTTGTCAGCATCTTCGGTGAGATACGTGAAGTAAACTTTGCCACGGACGGCCTTCTCTGACCTGCCGACCGCCTTGCCGATCACGGGATAGCTGTCGCCATGCCGGATGCCATCCGCCAACGCCTGATAGTCAGCGTCTGTCCACACGCTCGCCTTTCCATGATTGTCCGCGCGGACTGGACGCTCCTTCAGTCCAAGATCGTTGCACCGGCGGACAATGGCTCCTTCTGAGCGGCGTAGGATTTCAGACAATTCCACATACCCGTACTTGTGCTGCTTCAACAGCATTTTCAGTCGGCTGTCCTCGTCCGGCGTCCAAGGATCTTTCCTTTGCAGGGCGAACGCCTGAAAGTCCTTTTTGCGCTGCTCCGGCACCCAGTCCGGCTCTTTGCCCAGTGCCAGCGGCTCCAGTTTGGAGAAGTCGATGAAGCTCCTGTGCTGCTCCGCCCACTTCCAGAACTCATCCAGGTAAACCACCCGCCATACGCATTTATCAACACGTTTGGTATGGATCGGGAAACCTCTTCGGCGGACCCAGCTCTCCATTTGGTAGCTGTATGACTGGGAATTGTCCGTAAGCGTAAGCATCAGCTGGTTGAAGGTCACATAGTCGCCAGAATCCAGCACCCCGCCAAGGCCCAGTCTTTCAGCCCGAACCTTGATCGCCGATACTGTCCGCTCCAGCGTCTTGGCGATGCCGGGGATGGACACCGTGCCCCAATGGTCTTCCAGATACCGTTCTTCTTCCGGCGTCCAAGTCTTCTGCGGGGAGCATCGCAGTTCCCGGCGCTTGGCACGCACAGCGCCCTCCATCCGCTTCAGGGCCGTAGCCATCTCCGCGTCGCTCTGTGTTTTCCAGTGGTCACGGATGTACTGCTCTTCTTCACTTGTCCAACGGCGATAGTCACTCATGGCAGCAAATCCCTTCCATATCATGCGACGGCAGTCCATCTATTGCGTTACAGAGCCGCAGGGCGTTTTCCGCTGTCGGATCTTTCCGGCAGGCAGTCTTGGCCGCTTCTGTTTCCCGGATAACCCTTGCGTGGTGTTCCGAGAGTTTCCGTTCAAATTCAACAGCACTGGCAGCCCTTTCCCATTGGACCCGGATACGCTGCTTTTCGGCAGCCGCCTGATCCCGTGAGATTGTCTTGTTATAATACAGAAAATAGATATTCCGCAGGCAGGTGTAGGCCATCTGATCCGGCAGGGATAAACCTTCAGGCAGCTCCTCACCGTGCATGGCAGCCTTTTCCCAGGGAAAAGTAAATCCTGTGCTCATAACTGCAAATACCATTCCAGGACGGCTACCGCCGCCTGCCAGCCGTGACAGACACGCCACACATAGCCCTGTGTCTGAAGGCGTTCACCCCACCACTCCTGTTCATCGGAAGTGTGTCCGCTCTCCGTTTTCATCTCGATATACAGCCCGTGATACTGTCCCCGAGGTACCGGTAGGCAGAGATCCGGCACGCCGGACTTCACGCCCTGCTGCTTCAGGTGCTTGGCCTCCACAGCATCACGGGTACCGCCATTGGGGATGTGATGGAGCAACGCCAGTTCCGGCCACTGCCGGCGGATAGAAGGCTGCTGGCTCCACTTGATGACATAAGCCTGATGCTGGGCCTCACTTGCCATTCTCTATCACCTCCACGAAGGTCACGGTCTTATTGTTCTTCGGGTCTTTCTCCTTGCCCTGGCGAACGGTGTACCCATTCCGGGCGAGGATCACAATAACCTGATCACGGTCCTCTGCTTTTGATACATACAGTTTCATGTACCCCTCCGCTTCTTCGGCGCGTTAAACAGCCTGTTCATGATCTGACTGGCCTCTCCTTTACTGAGATCAGTGACGTCAAACCCCTTACAGCGCTTTTTGATGATTTCCAGCTGCTTTGCCGTTGCGGGAGACTTTCCCCATTTCCGCACGGCCTGCAGATCCCATAGCATCCGATCATTTTGATGGTCCCGGATCAGCGTAAGGTATGCCCGGTCAAGCGCTTCCTGCATCCCGCAGCGGGAACCGTTGGGTAGATTTACCATGCCCAAAGCATCCGGGCAGGGAATTGTCATACGCTGCTTATTAGACAGGGAGCACACCAGTGAGCCGTCTGGCATCTTGAACCAGTTAACGTCATGAGTCTGATACTTCATTTCCTGTGCCCACAGATCTACCAGGTGGATGTTCTTCACCCAGCTTTCCGGAGAATCGGAGGCTACCTCAATCTTCTCCGGCAGTTCAAACAGATCTCCCTCGATATCCTTCTCTTTCCGTTTCGGCACATTATCCATGTCGATACCAAGTAAGGAGGGTGCCGTACACAGGGACGCCTTTCCGGTAATGCCCACGCAGTCGATCAGCTCCAGACGCTGCTTTCCCGGATAGAGCCGAAGGCCGCGCCCTACCATCTGAGCATATAGGCTTTCTGACTGCGTCGGCCTCGCCACGATGACCGTTTCCACCCGTGGAATATCGGTGCCCTCGGTGAATACCATGCAGTTGACGATGCAGGGGATCTCACCGGCAGTAAAAGCATCAATGATGGCGGAACGGTTCTTGGTTTCGCCGGTGACCACTACGGCCCCATTGATCCTCTTGGCAATTTCTTCAGCTTGATGTACGCTGACAGCGAAAATCAGCGTGGCGCCTACCGCCATGCTCCGATATGCCTCGGCAATGGCATCGGCGGTTCCGTCCATGGCCTCGTCCAACTCACCGGGAGCATAGTCACCGCGGCGGGTATGGACTGCAGAGAGGTCAAATCCTATATCCACCCGGCGGCAATGGATGTTGCAGAGGTATCCGTTCTGCACGCCCCAGCGAAGATCTCTCTGGAAAATGATCTTGCTGAACACCGTATCCAGACGGACCTTGTCTCCGCGATTAGGGGTAGCAGTGAAACCGATCAGCTTCTCCGGCCGGAAGTAATCAAAGATCTTCCGGTATGTGCTGGCAGCTGCGTGATGGGCCTCGTCGCAGATAATGAGACGGAAGTCCTCCGGGTTGAAATTATCCAACCGCCGCACCAACGTCTGAATGCTGGCACTGACAACCTCCTCGCCGTGACTGTGCTGCTGGGCACGTTCAATGCCGTAGGAGCAGTTGAAGTATTTGCGCGGCTGCTCCACCAGTTCTTCACGGTGGGACAGGATCAGCATTCTCTCCCCGTGCCGGGGGATATTCGCAAAAGTAACTGTTTTTCCGAGGCCTGTTGCCATCTGGGCGAGGAACGCACCAGGCGGCTGCGCCTCGATGGTTTCAATACATTCGGCTTGATATGGCCTTAGTTCCATAATTTTCCTCCAAAAAACGTGGAACTGTGGAACAGCGTGGAACTTGTGTTCCACACTTGAAAGCCTTGTGCCACAACGGATACAGGTCAACCGTGGAACCGTGGAACAAATTTTTCAAAAATTTCCACGAAAATGTGTGTATATAAATTACTCGAACAAACGTACACACACGCGCATTCTTATATATGCTGTATTTTCTGTTCCACAGTTCCACACCCCTCTAAAAATGATGTTGTAGCCCTTGTGCCGCAACGGTTACAGCCTGTGGAACACTGGTTCCACACATGTTCCTCAAGTTCCACACTACAACGGCAAGTCATTCGGATCTTCCTCGTCATCCAGATCGACCGCGGGCAGCCGCAGGCAAAAACATTCCGTTGGGATGCCGTTGATCCGCTTGCCTCTGGTATTTGCCCGTCCGCGCGTTTCGATAAGATTCTCCTGCTTCAGATAGGAGATCATGGCCGCAGTCGAGTATCCTGCGTCCTGCAGGATGCGTTCAAAGACAGAGCGGATGATATATGCCCGCCCATCTTCCAATGCGCCCAAGACCTCTATATTGGGGTTCTCCGAGCGGCCGCACAGTTTATTGGAATTCTGCGTAACCCAGTCGCACAGGTACTTATAACCCCTGTCACCGGCAGATACCGCCGCTTTGGATGCCAGGAACTCCGATACCTGCTCAATCGTCAACGGCTGCTGGCCGGAGAATATCCACTGGCAGGCCAGCTCGTCCGCCAAGATGATTGCGGCAGCGGCCATGGCCTGTTTCTCCGTGGTGTCACGGTCGCTGAGGATTCGAAACAGTTCCCGGTACCGTTCTGATACCTGATCTATTACGCCTGGCTGATAAAGGCGCTCCACAAATTTTCTTCCGGCAAAACCGTAATTCCGCTTCACTGCACCGGAAATCCGCATACCGTCCTTGATGACCGCTTGGGCAGACTTGCATTCAATATCGATAACACGGTTTACTGCGCCGGCACCGCTGGCCGTGCCCGTCAAGGGAGATTCACCCGTAGTCAGGATGCAGTTCCTCCATGTTGGCGTCAGATCCACGCCACCGGAGCGGTTGCCACGGGTTCGGCCAACGCCCTGCGCCAACTTATAAACATCGAATGTAGTACGGCCTTTGCTGTCCTTAGCGAGCTGAAGCTCATCCAGACAGAATGGCAGATTGTTCAGAAACGCGGCTGTCTTCTCCATGCCGACCACGGTACCGTCAAAGGTCTTGACATAAGCGCCTACAGCAGGGTCTCCCCATACGCTGGCGGCCACCATCAGAGCCACCGTCTTGCCGGTGCCTGAATCAACACCCCATAAATGGACGAAGAATGGGAGACAGTTCAGCGGCTCCAGCAGTACCGAGGCAAAGGAAGCCGCCAGGATGATCTTTACCGTTGTGGACATCTCCCGAACCTCCGCCGCCGTTTCCAGCCATTTTGTTTCAGAGCCCCGGCTCCGGACCGTCTGGAACATCGCCTTGAAGTTGGCGTCACCGTCAAAAATCAGGCCGTCAACAAAAGGTGAAAAGCCCTCGTCCGGTATGTAGCCGAAGCGTCCGATGCTCTTTTTCTCCGGAATCAAATAATAATTCATGTTTTCCATGTCGGAGATGTACTGAATAAAAGCCCTGGCGTTCTGGCTGGTCACCGCAATGCCGGAGCCAGCCAGCTCCGTGACCTTATTGGAACTGGCCAGCACCGTCTTGCTGACGATGATCTTTCTCCAGATGGTGCCCTTCCGGAATGCCAGCTGAAGCTTTTCTTCACCCGTGTCAATATTCACCAACCGTTCCACCGGCATGATCGGATGCGGACAGGCAACCTCATCGTTATAGCCGTTCTTCTTAAAAATGCCGCTGTCATCTGCCTCCCAGTCGCCGGCATTGAGCTCCAGCGGCTGGTTCGTGAAGTTGGTAACGTTATCGATATAAATGGTGCCGCTCTGGGCCTTCAGACTTTCCACGTATTTCTTGTACATGGTCTTGAAGCCTTTAAATCCCTTGGAAACGGAATATGCCGCCAGTTCCTCCATCTTGGCCGCATGAGTGAAAGGCTCCTTGTGATACGCATACAGCGCCTCATACGGCGTTGTGGTTAAAAAATCATCTTTTTCGAAGCTCCATTCTTCACTCATAGCTATCTCCCTATATTCTGATCCAGCCACCATTCAAGGACTGGTAGTTTCTTGGCCGCCTCCGCATACAGAGGATGGATGTATCCGACGATATCCGGGGAAAGAAATTTTTGAGCTTCCCATAACTGTCGGTATTCTGCCGCTTTCTCTCGATACAACGCCGCAGCGGCTTCTTTTTCCTGTGCTTCTCGCCGGCGAGCTTCCAGCAGAGCGGATCTCTCTGCCATGCTGGGACGCTCGCCGGTGAGACCAAGCCCAAAATCACAGTTGAGCTTCAGGCACGCTTGCGCGAAACTGAGTCCAAACAGCCGCATTACAAAATCAATCACGCTTCCGCCGGCACCGCAGCCAAAGCAATGCCAGCCGCTCTTGTTCCCATCGTAGACCTTCAGACTGCCGTGATTGTCTCCGGCATGAAAAGGACACTGGATATAACCGCCGCGATCCGGATGAAAGCCATACAGCTCCACCACCTGGCGAGCTGTCAAATGTTCCTTGATCTGTCGGGCCAGATCATTCCCAGGCATCCGCGGCCAGCTCCTTGTAATTCAGGATGGCAGTCAGGTGCTTGGTGGCTTTACAGTAGTCGCAATGCTCGCAGCGGGTCGGTTGAATGCGACCTTCCTTGATTGCCTGGTATCGCGGCGCCCGGTCCTCCACTTCAGCCAGCTTGGCAGCCAAGTCCTCGTCTGCGATGTAAAGGGCCTCCAGATCAGGGGATTCTTCCTTCGTGCCAACTGCCAGAACGAACGGCAGCATATTGCCCTCGATGGCCTGATAGATGGCTCCCTGAATGTCATAGCCATAAAACTCGATGAACGGGATCTTGCAGTGATCCTCGGCCGACCACACATCCGCCATATCCTTCATGGCTTTCTGGTCCACAATGGCCCCATCACAAAAGCCCAGTGCGGCTGCCGTATTAGGGAAACGCTGCACAATGGCTTTGCAGGTGTCGCCATCCAGCAGGCTGTCGATTTTGATTTTGAACGGTACACCGGCAATCTCGCCGGTACGGATGACCTGCTTTTTGCCGGACATCAGAAGCATATACAGCTCATCCGACTGCATACGCACAACTACCTCGGTAGCCCGGAGATATTCAGCCTTCAAGGTACCGTCCCGCTTGAAGATCTCCGGGTGCTGTGCCTGATAAAGAGGCAGCTCCCCGGAAAACCATGCGTCAATGTAGCCGCCGACCAGAAGGGCCGTGGAGGAAGGGGGATGGTACTCCCCCTTCAGCTCCGCCAGCGCCGCCGCTTCACATTTCTCGAATGCCTTAAACTGCGTGGAGCCCATGTAGGCCATGTTCATTTCAGGCGAGTAATAATTCTCAGCCGTAACAACAGGTAGGGACATCACAGCACCTCCCCGGTCTCCGGATCGACCTGGATGTGCTCAGGATCGAGTTCCTGCTGCATTTCTGCAGCGGTTTCAGCTTCCTGCTGCATTTCTGCAGCGTTTTCAGCTTCCTGCTGCGTTTCCGCAGCGGACGCAGCTTCCTTTCGCTTCTGAGCACAAGCCGCGCAGAGGGGAACGCCGTAATGCTTGATGGTATAGCCGGCAAGCCAGCGGGCATCTTTTCCCATGGCCGGTTCAATCGGCTGCTTACAATCCGTGCAGGGCGGTACCGGTTCCTGTTTCTGCACGCGGGGCTTATAGGGCCGGATGCGGATGCCGTCAGTCATACCGCCATCCTGCGGGTCTCGGACATTATGATCCACAAAAAGCTGGATCTGCTTGCCAACCAGCGTGGATGCCTTGGCGTCGCCGAACAGCTTTCGCAGCGTCTTTCGATTGGTCGAATTGACGATCAGCGGCCGGACCTGCATAATGCCCGGCACACGTTCTTCCGTGAAGGAAAGCACGTCCTTGTTCTCTTTTCCACGCTGGAGCGTCACGGATCCATACCAGAGGCCGGCAATCGTGAGTACCGGCTCCACACCGTCATCGATGTCTTCAGCTCCAAGATATTCGGATTCCCGCATCTGGCCCAGGCGCTCATCTCCGGTCAGCTGGCGCAGTCTATCTTTCGTCATCATGATTACATTCCTCCGTTTGATCTGATACTCTTGGAATAGCAGCATCCACGATAGCCATAATAAAACGGCATTCCTCATAACAAATATTGGTATCCGCCTTGATGATGATATCCATGATCTTGGCTGCGGCCTTCATCAGGTTTGCCATTCTATACGGCGGGACATAAAAGCCGGTAGTTGTGAGGAGACGCTCTTTTTCAGCCTGTAAACGTTCCGCAGCAGTCACAGCTCTGTCACCTCCAGCGCATCGGAGTCCGTCACCCGCGTGGCAATCAGTTGGAGGCCCTTTTCCTTGCACTTGGCGTATAGCCGATCCCGGCTCTCCTTATCCAGCCGCTCAGCGCCATCCACAAGGATGATCTGAAGCTGGCCAGGCTTGCTGACAGAAATGTCCACGCACAGCTCCAGCAGCTCACCGTCAGAGAGATTGGAAATGGGCAGGCCCCGGATCAGTGGCACGCCGTTTTCCACGGTCAGGCCTTCCACGGGGATCTTGGCGGTTTCAAGGATCTTCGCCGGCAGCTCTCTGGCCAGCTCGATCTTCCGGGTGAATTCAGAGGATTGCTCCGTGAGATCTTCCAGTTCCGCCTGCATGGCTACCATGCGCTGGTACTCGTTGAGGTGCTTCCGCATCTCCTCGGCGGTATCCAGCTCCTGCGAAAGGGATGTGGTGTCCACCGGCTCCCGGCCTGCGTAATCCGCCGCAACGCCCATATCTTTCTCCAGCTTGGCTGCGGCAGTCTCATATTTGGACTGCACCACATCGGCCTTTTCCTGCCGGCGCTGTTCCATGCCGGACAATTTTTCTTCCGTGGCCTTCAGCTCCGCTTTCAGGCGTTCCATCGTGCCGGTCAAGGACGCACGTTCTCTGGCAATATCACTGTCAATGGCAGCCAGATCCATATCCCGCTGCGCTTCCAATCCCCGGAGTTTGGCGTCATAGCCGCTGCGGAATGCCTTTGCCCGCTCAATACGGCTGTTCTGTTCCCGCAGCCGTTCCAGCTCCCGGTATTTCTCTCCGGATGGATAATTGTTCCAGCGGTCATAGTCATAGCCAGATGGAATATCTTTGGCGATATCCGCTATAAAAGCCTGCTTGTTGCGGATATCCCGGTTGATATTCTGCCGAGACTGGAAGTAAATGCCGTTCTCTGCCTGAATATCATTCAGGACTTCCAGAATGTGCTGGCCGTAATCCACACCCTGTGGGATCTCACCGAACTGCTCCTTGATCCAATTCATATCCCACTGAAATTCAATGAGGTTCAGGATCTCCCGGTTTTTCTCCTGACGGGAGAGCTGCGTAAACTTCACCGGATCCAACTGGAGCGGCGTGAAGATCTGGGCCAAGAACTCAGCTGGTCTTGTCTGAAGCATGGAGCCGTCCCGCACCTTCACCGTGCCGGCGGATTTGGCGGGCAGGGCCTTCCGGTCAATGGACAGGCCGGTATTGGTCTCAATGATGATTTCGCCCTCATCGGCGCCCTGGTGAACGATATAGTCCCGGTCAGAACGGTTGGTGAGGGCATAACGGATGGCATCCAGCACAGACGTCTTTCCGCTCCCCTTGGGGCCGGAGATCTCCACGGACTTCCCATCAAGGGTAGTCTCCCGGATGCCAAACAGGTTTTTGATCGTAATTTTTGTGGTTTTCATTGACATTCTCACTTTCTACCCCTATGATAGGGGTGAAGTTGTTCGGCATGGTGCCGATCTGCCCCTGACAGGTGTGCGAGACCTGCCAGGGGCATTTCTTTTTATAGAACAACGTGGACGGAACCTTCAGACACTTCCTGCTCCAGTCTGCCTTCCAGATACTTCTTGATGGTTTCCCGGGCAGTCAGACGCCACATGCCGCCGTCAGCCTCAATGAAGCTGATACCCCGGTCACTGACGCGAATCAGGAAGATGCTCTCCGGCTGCTCGACTTCCTGGAAGGTACGATAGGGCCGGAGCTTCACCAGCGGGCGGATCTGCTCGTTGGTCTGGAGTGCTACTCCCTTCTGAGTGGTAATAGTGGTGGCAATCCCGTTATCGTTGTAGATCACCTTGGCTCCCAAAGAGATGTCGCTGACCAGCTTCATGGCATAGAGCGTGTCCGGGGTCTCCTGGAAACGGGTGCGGAGGGCGATCTGCGCTTCTTCAAAGCCAAGGGTCACCTTCTGGTCCCAGCCGGGAACGTCTGTGGCGTGTGCTTCATAATAGACCTGCCGGAAGCAGCGCTCGTCATAATCTTTGGACTGGCCGAAGCAGCGGACAGTCTTGCAGTCCGGAACGGCGATGTACAGCGGGGCGTCCATCTCGCTTGCTTCGGTTCTGACCATCGTTACCAGCGCGTCCAGACTGTTCAAGTCCAGCGTGTCCGGATGGAAAATGGTGGGCAGGATCTCCTTCACATCACCGTCGCTGGTAATGCGGAATGTGGAGCCGTTGACATTAGTAATGAGCGGTTGCGTGGTTTTCTGAATGTGTTCGATAAATTCTTTCAGCATGGTGTTGTCTCCTCATCAGGCAAATTTAACGAGTTTGAGCGCCGGGGGTGCTTCCTGTTCGGTTCCGGCAATTCCGAACTGGCCGGGGATCTGCGGGACCATCTCCACAACATTTTCCTCGTCGGCCACATACAGCATGGTGGTCACAGCGTTTGTGGGCGCCAGAGCGGATTTGACCGTATAGCTGACGCCGATATTCTGTCGGCTGTCATCCGCTTTCAGTTCAATAGTAACGGTGATCTTGCGCTTGGCCGTTGCAGAGGTGTTGGGATCCATAATGTTCGCAATCGCCTTGGTCATCTCGAGATCTGTGACCTCCAGAAAACCGCCACGGGCCATCTCCAAAATGGATTTCTTCGCGTATTCATTCATGGGGGTTCTCCTCCTTTCTTTCGTAATAAGGGCTCCAGCCCTCTGCCGGACGCCCCGCGGCTAACCTGCTCGGGGCGGCCCGGCAAAAAGAGAGAATTGTGGGCGCCGGGAACGCCCGGCAGAAGGCTGGAAGGTCTGAATGGTCACTTGCCTGGCCTTGAAAGGTCAATCCTACAATCCTCTGTGGCTCGATTGAGTCTTTCAAACTCAGGGCCTAAAATCATGCATTGAGCAAGCAGGTCTTGAAGGGGCACATGGAGTGATTCCGCAATGGAAGCAGTCAACTGCATCCATGAGAAAATGACATCGATACGATTGCCTTCGATCCGAACGTTCCCGTTTTGGGGTGTATTGATGATTTCCAGATGTGCGTTTACAGTTTTTTTCATATCACTTCACCCCCCCTCAGAATCCACCCAGTAGACGGTGGCGGTACGGCGGCCCATCTGCAGGGCCTCTTCATGACTGCCGGCGCACAGATCGATGTGGCGGCCGGTAACACCGGAGCCGGTATCGTCGGCGCGGTAGTATTGGATCTCGCCGTCACCGTAATCCACCAGCACATCGGCCTCCAGCGGAA